GGACGGCAGCCCGAGCGGTGCGGCCAGCGTGACATGCCCAGGATTCGCCGTCGTGATGCCGGTGATCGAGACACCCGCGCTCGGCCCCGGCTCCGTCCGGCTCGTATCGTAGAGCGTGCGCGGATAAGCGCCAGCTTCGACGCCGGTAAGGGTGCCGGTGACGGTGAACGGCGTGAGGTCGACGGTACAGCGCGAATCGCCGAGTTTCGCCCGGCAGCTTGGCGTCGTCAGTTCGATGATGACGCGCGAGTACGCCTGCGTCACGCCGCGCAGTTTCGCCTTGAACGCGCCGCGCTCGATCGTGACTTCGCCGAGCGTGCCGCAGCGCTGGACGAGCGCGCCCTGCGTCAAGTCGGCCCAGTTGACGGTAAAAATAGTGACGTGCGCGAAGTCCCACAGGCCGGCGCGCAGATCGGCTTCGCTGATCGACGGCGAGACGAGAATCCCGTCCACTTCGAGGTTGTCAACGTTGAGCGCGCCGCTGCTGGCGATGTCGGTCTTCGTATATCCGGCGACCGCGCTATAGGCGACGCTGCCCGTCCCCTGGATGCCCGGCAGGTTCGCCGGAATCCCGAAGCCCGTCATCCACGATTCGAGGTTAAAGGTAATGATCTGATCGTGATCGGTGAAGCCGAGGACCGTCCCGCTGACAAGCTGCACGAGCCAGCACGTCGAGGTCGTCTGGTACGCTTGCTGAAAATGCGCCTTGAGCGCGGCCGAGATCGGGATCATCAGAAGTTCCTGACCTCGACGAGCTTTAGCGATTCCCAGTTGATCTGCGCGCCGCTGGTATCCGGCCCGACTTGCGGAACGTCGCTCGCGAAGCGAACCGGAATATCGAACTCGCCGGTCCATGCGGTTGGCGTTCCGCTGGCAACGGTGACGATGCCGGTCGCGTAGTCGACGACCGGCGACGCGCCGCCCGTGACGACCACGGTCGCGCTGACCGGCTTCTGGATGATCTGATTGTACGAAAGCGGCGAGACGGCGTAGTGCTTGAACATCTGAAAATGCGTCGAATCGATCATCGTGAAGATGCCGCCGCCGTCGTCTTTGTAGTCGCGGAAATCCTTGAAGCGGAACGGATAGACCTGCCCGAGAGCGACGGAAAAGAGATTCCGCATCGCGGTGTAGGAGTACGCAGTAAGCGCGGGATTTTGCGAGAACGCAGCGGCGTCGGCGTTATCCCAGATGTACTCCCCTAGGCCGATAGCCCATGCGGCGTTCCGGTACTCGTTCCCGCCGTAGGTCTGGGTGACGGTCGTATTGAACGTGCGCCCTCCGCGCGCCCAGAACGCGATCCAGTCCGGGAATCGAGGCGTCTCGACGAAGGTCGTCACATCACGCTCCGGCTCGACTTGCTCGCGCCGCGCGCCGCCGCGGCCTGAATCTGATCGAGCGTGCGACTGTCCGGATTGCCACTGATATAGAAGTGCATGTGCATCGGCCCGGTCGAAACCGCGCCGCCTCTATTCATTGCCGCCGGGATGATCGCCTCGCCCTTGTGCACGATGGCGAGCGTATCCTGCGGAACGTAGGGCGTGCCGACATCGAACGAGGCCAGAGCATCGCTGAATCCGAATCCAACGCCAGCACCGCCCTCGCCGAAGATAGAGCCGCCTATGGCGGTAATGCCGGCACCGGCCCCACTGGCGGCCAGCGACGCAGTGAACGCGGCCAGCGCCGTATTCGCAGCAAGCAGCGACGTTGTGAGCGTCGCCGTCGCGGTCGTATCAGCGGCAAGCGCTTCGGTATGCGTAGCCTGCAGGGTGGCATCGCCTGCGCCACCGCCGAAGATTTTGCCGAACAGACCAGCGAGCAGATTATTGCCGCCAGTTCCCGGCCCGAACAGCGACTTCGCGATCTCCTGCGAGGCCAGTTTGTTAAGGTCGGACGTGATCGACTTGACCAAGTCCTGAAACGATTGCTTGAGCGTCTTGTTGCGCGAGATCAGGTCGTCGATGAACGTGCCGAAGGCGTTTTCGACATCCTGCGCGGCCTGCAGCGCAACCTGCTTGCGGTCGAGCTCGGCTTGATTGGAAATCTGAGTGGCTTTCGTCTCGTAATCCTGACGAGCCTTGAGCAATTGCGCGTTCAGTTCGGCGAGTTTGACCGGGTCCGATGTTGGATCGGATGCCATCAGCGCGATGCGACGCTGAAGGTCGGCAACGAGTGCCGCGTATTCCTTGTCGAGTTCGTTCTGCTCGATGGCGAATCGCTGCTGCGCGTTGATCTCGCGCAAAGCCAACTGCTGATCGGCGGACAGTTTCGCCATCTCGATGCTATGCTTCGCCGTCGCGTCTTCAGCCTTCGCCTCGATGTCGGCTATCTTCAATCGCTGATCGGCAAGCTGCTGGCGTAGATCGATGAGTCGCTTGTTGGAAATTTCAGCCTGCGCGCTTGTCGCGCCATACTTCTGCGCTATTGCGTCGTATTCTTGCTGCTCAATGCCAATCTTCGCTTCGATGTTGTGACCGAGCGCCGCCTTCTGCGCTTCGAGATTGGCGATATAGGCTGCGAACGCCGCCTGCTGCACCTGACGATCTGCGTCGTAAAACTTATTGCGTGCCTCAAGCTGCTCTTTGCTGCCTGCTGCGGTCATGCCGACAACCTGCGCCCAATAGTCGCGCGTCATTTCAATCGACCAAGTCTTGAAGCTGCCCTGGTCTAACTGCATGTGGTTATAGGCGTTCTCCGATGCCTTGAGGATGTTCTCCCATTCAGCTATCGGATCGCCCGTGCTGCCCGTAGGCTTCGGCTTGAACCGTTCGCTGCCGCTTCCCGGCAATCCGCCCGACTGGCCGACGCCGCGGTCGCCCATGCCGAACTTGCTCGCCCCGTTGCTCCATAGCGCGTCGATCTTCGCGTAAGCGCCAGCCCATGACGCGGCGACTGATTCGGCGGCGGCTTTGTTCGTCGCTTCTATTTTCGCGTCCGCGGCCGCGATTATCTTCGGCACCTCCGTCCAGGCGTCGAGGATATTGACCTTGAGAATATCGCTGGCGGCTTTGATCCGCGTCGCCATATTGTCGAAACTGCTGCCGGCATAGATAGCGACTGAAGCCACGAGCGTGCCGAGCGCGGTCAGGACGGAAAGGAAAACCTTTACCGCGCCGACGATGATGACGATAGCACTCGGTCCAATGTCGTTGAACCATACGGCCATGCCGTCTAGTCGCGGCAGGACGGCTTCGCCGATCTTCTCGCCGATGGCGTCAAGCGTCAGCTTGAACTCATTGATGTTTCGCCGGTATTCCTCAACCTGTCGTATGCGATCCGGCCCCATCTCGATACCGAGTCGCGCCATGACGATGGCCGCGCGGTCTGTCGATGATGTAAGCCGCTCCATGTCGGATGCAAAATCCTTTGCATTGCGCCCGACCGTCGATAGCGCGAACTCGGTCTGGTCAGTCCCCGCTTTGAAGTCCTGCATCCTGCGGTAGACGTTCTGCAGGATCTGATCCATCGGCAGCAGGTCGCCGTTGGCATCCTTAGTCTTGACGCCGAGCCGGTCGAACTCATCCGACTGCGTCCGCAATACTCGTCCGACGCGCTGCCCCATCTGTTCGTACGTCTCGGCAGAAATGCCAGCCAGTTTCAGCGCGACGGCGGTTTGCGTCGCTTTCTCCGTCGTCATGCCGAACGTGATGACGAGGCCGCGAACAGACTCTTCTAATTCTAGGAGCGAACTAACGGCACCTTTGAACAGCGCGCCGCCAGCGAACGCCGCGCCGAAGATTGCGAGCTTGCTGCTGAACTGCTCGAAAACGTTGTTGATGCTGCCGAAGCGAACGCGGATATTCTCGTGCAGCGCGGCGAAAGCCGCAGCCATGCCGTCCGTATGCGCCTTGACATCGTCGCTTGTTTTCTTCGACTTTGAACTCAGGCCATCGAGCGACGCCTGTATCTTCTTCAGCGATGCGTCAACGGATGACGCGCCGTCAGCGGTATCGCTTTTCAGGTCGCTTACATCTGCGCCTAGTTTTACTTCTGCGTCGTCGGCCATTACGACATCCGGTTCGGATTAGGCACGGTGATCCAGCGCAGTTTTGACGGATCGGCGGTCGTGGCTTGGGCAACGCGAATCGCGGCAGCCGCCATCGCTTCCGCGACTTCCTCGCGCGTTTCAGGAACCTTCGCGGCGTCGTCGGACTTGACGCCGAGCATCGCAGCAGCGGCGACGATGACGGGCGGATACTTTTTCCAGACGGCGTAGAGCGCGAAGAGCCTGGGCAACGTCATACATTGCCCGATGTACTCCCACGTCCAACCGGTCGCCGCCGATACGAAGGCGTACACGGCGAGCCAGTCTATGGACTCGCCGGCACCGACTCCCCCGGTGCCTTGAGCTTCAGCGCGTTCGTTTCTATGATCGCCGTCGAGAGCGCCATTACATTACCGAAATCGACAAGCTGGCGTAGCACTTCAAGCGTCATGTCAGAATAATTGCGTTGGATGCAGACGAGAAACAGCGGCAGGACTTTTTCGAGTCCTTCCCTTGTCGTCGGCGTAGCCCCGATTGCCTTTATCTGCTCCTCGTACTGGACGTACAGATCGAGATTGAGCGGCGCGACGATGAACTCGTGACCGCCCATGTTGATCGCCGTCCCGGGAATCTTCCCCGGGATCGGCGCGTATTTCACACTTCCGTTGGCCGAGTCCACGGCTATTCGGAGAAGGCGTACTGCTGCACGTTGCCAGTCGCCGGATCGGCGAAGCATCCGGCCTCGAAGTCCGGAATGACAAAGTCGTCGTTCTTGAAATCCATCGTCAGCTTCGTGGCCGTGCAGGCGTAGAACTTCCGCCACATCGTCTGGCCGTTGCGCTTGTTCGACATCAGCTGGCACGAAAAGACCGGCACCGATCCCATCGGAATATTCTTGATGGTCAAAACCTTGCCCGTTCCCGCCGCGTTAGAGTACTGGTAGTTGATGAATACCGTCTTGCCGACGTCGATGTCCGAGAACTGGTAAGTCGCCCCGGAACTGTTGACGCCGGTGACGAGCGCGTACTGCCCGCCGGTAGGCGAGCTCGCGACGCGCGTGTACGGCGTGCCGTCCGGGAACTGGACGCCCAAGTCGGCCGCGAAGATCGCGGAAGCCCCGCCGGTCGCGACGGCGTTGACGTTGACGGCGGTCGAGCCCGCGCCGGTAGGAATCGCCGAGCCGACGGTATCGATGATCGCGTTATCGGACCCGGCGACGATGCCCTGGCCGTAGTAGACGGAGTTGAACAGTTCGGCGTTTATCATCGCCGCCTTGGCCTTGAGCATGAGCTTGGCCTTGCCGCGTCCGATGTCGACCGGATACTGCTTGTCGCCGTAGAGTTCCTTGATGTCGGCCGAATCGTCAACGGTGATGTCCTGCAGGATGCCGAATTGAACCGGCGACGGCACGGTAATCGCCGTGCCGCTTGCGTCGTACAGCGGCGTCGCGATCAATGCGCCAGTGCCAAAAAAGTCAGCCATGATTGATGCTCCTTACCGGCCGAGCCGGCGGTTCGTTGGTTCCGATGACATAAACGTAGCCGCCGCCGGCCACGCGCTCTTTCTTGATCGTAATGCCGCACTCGCCGCAGTGCATCGCCATGCGCGAGAGCGCTTCGTAAATCGTCGCACCCGCGCCGCCGGGAATCGGGATGCGCGGGCCATGATCCTGTCCGTCGCCCCTCATGGAATCAGCATCCCGACGACGGAGACGAGAAGGCTTTTTTCCTGCAGCAATCCCTCGTACGGTTTCATGTCCGGTTCGATATAGACGTGCTCGACCAAGCCGCCGAGCGTCTGCGTGTTTTGCGGGTTGCCAGGATTCGAGATCGCGTCGTCGATCGCGTCGGCCGCGGCATTGATCGCTGTTGCTGGCAGTCGCCCGCCGGAGTTGTCGCTGGAAAAGTACGCGACGAACGCGACAAACAGCGTCCGAATCGCCGGGATGCCCTTGCCCTTGTAAACGCGCCGCTCGGGCAGCTGGAACGTAAAAAGCGCCGGGCACTGGACGCCAGCAACGTTCTCGACGTGCGGCAGCAGCCGGCCGAAGGTGACGAATTGAGCCTTCACGGCTGGAGCGTTCGTCACGAGATCGAACAGCGCTTGATAGATTGGCTCACGCGTTGCCACGTTGAGCCTTTGGCGGCAGCCAGCCGCCTAGCGCGCGATATTCAGGCGAGCCAAATATCCGGCGGAGCGAATTGACCAAAATGCGCGGTCGCACGACGTATGGCACGAATCCGCGCCTGACCAATTTCCGATAGAGATTCGGATTCATGCGCGCAGCGCCTTTTCCATGCCGCGCTTGAGCCCCGCGCCGAGCTCGGTCTGGATCTGCGCCCGCATCTCGAACAGGGCCGGGGCCAGGAACGGCCGCGCCGCCACTTGCCGTACGCCGGGCGGGTGCCGGCGGATGTAGGAGTCGAGCGCCTTGCCGGACACAGTCCGAGGGCCGCCGCGCGCCCCCGCGCCGACTTTGCGGCTAAAACCGTGTTCCCATGCTGCGCCGTAGCTGACGTTCGTTCCGACATAGGCGATCGCGGTCGTCTCTGTCGATTCAAAGCGCGAGCGGCTATCTGCATTGCCCTGCGTGATCGACGCGGCCAGCTTGCCATGCCGAAACCCCAGCCTTTGCGGCCGGGGGCCATGCAGGTAATCATTGACGACCTTTCGCTCGAGCGCGTAGCCGAGTTTACGCACCGTATCGTCGATCTCAGCCTTCACGACCGCGCCCGCGCCGCGAATCCGCGCCACAAGCGCCTTATCGCCGATGATGTAGCCGGAGATCATCTGAGATGAACGAGCGGCGTAGCGCCGACGAAGCCGAGCAGGACGTTGATCAGCACGAGTACCGCGATTACCGCGACCGCAATGCGCGCGATCTTGTTGAATGGCTCCGGCAATCCAACGTAGCCGATCAGCCACCAGAGCAGCCCGAAGATGCAGCCGACGATGATGATCCAGACTAGGAGGTGTACCAGTACGGATAGGTCAATCATTGCGGCCCCTTTCTTAGTAAATCGGCGTTACGCGCTTGTACTGATTCAGGACGCCTTGCGCTCGCGCCGTGATAGCGGTATTCGTGAAGGCTATGGTCTGCGACTCGATGCCCATCGAGGTCTGTCCGATGCGGTCGCGATACTTGAACCAATCGCCGATCATGTCTACCGCCGCCTGCTCGACGTCGAACGGAACATAACCGTAGGAAAGCAGCACGGTCGTCCCTCCATCGCTCGACGAGAAGTAGTAAGTCCCGTTCGGATCGACGCTGTATAGCCCTTGCGTCAACGCGGAGCCGAACGAAACCGACATCAGAGGCGTGCCGTCGGCGTAGGTAACGCCGCGGTCGCCCGCGTTCCAGTGCGCCTGCGTCGCGAGCGTGTACGGCGCGCTCGCTGGTACGGTCTGCACTTCGCTTGGGACCAGATAGCCGCCCGCGTAATCGACTTGGATGTTCGCGAACCCGCGCCGGAACTCGTACCCGTTGAGCATGACGCGGTACTGGTCGAAGGTGAAGCCGGACGGCCCGCGGCTCGCGTAGCCGCCGAAGCCGATGAAGTTCTGCGCGACCGCGACGCCGAGCGGCGGGCGCGACGGAACGGGAATCCCATCGACGGTAACGTTCGCGACGCTCGTGACCGGAAAATTGAGCAGCATCATCGTCGGGCCGCCGAGGCCGCTGCGAAACTCGACGTAGGGCAGATTGCGAATCGTGCGATTGAGCGCCGATTGAATGAACGTCGATACCGACGAGATCAAGCGCTGCATCAGCGTATCGGACAGGCTT